ATCGTGATCACCGGATTAGTGACGCTGGTCCCGTCGGACCCTGCTCGAATGCTAATGGCGTTGGTTCCGGCCAGCTGGAGCGCGTACGCCTCAAGCGTGCCCCCCGCCGCACTGGCCACCGGCAGGTCGATCAAGACTACGCTTCCGGCGTTGGTTGGAAATGTCAGCGTCCCCAGGTTCGTGGCCGTCGCGCTGACGTTGGTGACCGAGGTGGTCACAGTCCCGCCGGCAATGCTCAACGGTCCATCCGCTGCCATCGCCAGAAGGTTCCAGACCAGGACTACGAGGCCGATCGCGCCCAGGCCCAGAAAGAATTTCGTTTGTTTCCTCATAACCTTACTGGAAAGTCACCACGCTTACCCCGTCTGAATCCAACTCCAGCCGCCCGTACACCCGGGCCGTCGTCGAGTTGATCCCGCTCGTCACGCAGTTGCATTTGATGCTCACCGTGGTCGAGCTGACCGTCACGGTCCACGTGTTGGCGATGCCCGCCGATCCTGTGTTCAACGCCGACGAAATCACCGCCACCGAATTCGTGGCCGTGACCGTCCCGGCTTTGTTCAGCGCGGTAATGGCAAACTCCTCATGCACACTGGCTATGTCCGTCGCGTCCTTGATCTCCGTCGTCGCGGAAAATTTGGCGCCGGCCATCGTCAAGGAAGTCGGCACCGTGAACGTGCAGACCGTGGTGGCGGAGTTGGTGGTGAGGTTGACCGGCTCGGCCCAAATCCTCAAACGAGGCTGAAAGCTGTTCACGCTGCTGGATGAAGCAGACTTTGACGCCGTCTGGATCCCCACGTAACCATTGGTTCCTGTTCCGGTGGATCTGCCCCCTGCAAGAACAAGTGATGTTCCATTGTGATCTGCTCCCGTGGCTTTGCCGCCCTCGAGCACCGCGTTGGGAGGAGTGCCCACAGCCGCGTTGTTAGTGCTGAACTGCCAGGTGCCAGCCTCGTTGCCTCGCGTGATGAATGTATCCCAATTCAGTCCACTACCACCTCCATCTCCTGATCCAATCACATTAGCTCCTATCGCTGCTCCAAAGATCCCATTTGCATCTCGTTGGCCTGAAATGAGAGCAGCACCACTGGCATTGTGAATTAGCTGAAGGTTAGCGTTATTCAGCATCAATTTAGTTCCTGTTGCTGCACTGGAGCTGACCGTGAGTCCGTCGGGACCATTGAGCCCCAATGTGCTAGTATAAAGAGCCGTTACTGGTGATGCGGTTGATCCGATGCTGTGAGCACCAATGGGCAGTAAATCAGGACTTTTCCCGCCGCCGTCCCCGGTTGCGCTTGATCCGTAACCGTTGATCATCCACGCACCGTTAAACGTCATTCCGACTCTCGGGAAAACAGCGGGATCAACCGCCGACCCCAAAAGCTGGTCGAACCGCGTGTAGCCAGCGGGATCAACGGAAATCGAAGTAGCTCTCCAACCTGTGGCGTTCGTGTTCGCTCCGTAAAACAGATTACTAACGATCGTAGAGTAGGAGCTGTTGGTGAGCTTAAAATCAATCTCGTTGGTCGCGGAATTGATCAAGGAGGAGTCGGTCACATTCGTCGTTGTGCTGTCGAACATGGCCAACCTGGTAGCGGTCCCTGGACCGACCCCGAAGTTCTGCGACTCCCACGAACCCACTCCGGCACTGTCGCTCTTCATCACTTTACCCGCGCCGGCCCCATTGACCTGCTTTAGATTGCCGGCGGCGTTCACCTGCCACTTCACCGTGCCGTTGTTGGTCGAGAGGGTCAGCAGCGGCAGGTTGGAGTCCTTACTGTCCCCCAGGAACACGCTGCTCGTCAGGTTCGGCGCCACCACCGTCCCCGGCGTCGCCCCGGCCGTCTCGGCATAAACACCCACGCGCGTGGTCCCGGTCTTCCCGTTATCCATCGCCACGCCGGCGACGCCCACATTGGTCTGGTTGTTGTAGGCCGGATAGGCCAGCCCGGCCGCGCCGTACTGCGCGTTGAATCCGCTGTCCGCGAGGCCGAACATTCCCACGCCATCGCCCGGCAACAGCGCCGCGCCGTTGTCTCCGAACGTCTCGCCGATCACCCCATACTGCCCCTGCCCATTATAGATGGCTTTCGGCCCGGAGTTGGTCCCCAGATTCTCCGAGTAAGTGGCCGCCGAGTATCTGCGCGCCGCGTCCGTGCTGTTGAACAGCACATTGAGCGAGAAGGGATTGGGCGCTTGCTGGTAGACTTCCACCATCCGCGTCGTCTGGTCCACCGGCCGCAGAATCGGGTAGGGCCCGTCCACGTCATTGGTCCACAATTCCGGACTGGTGCTAATCACCACATTGGTTCCGTTGGTGACGCCGACAAAAATGTTGGTGCCGGCCACGATATTATTCGTGCCTAAAGTCCCGGTCCCGCCTCCGCTTCCCCTCGGCAAACTCCCAATCTGCGGCAGCGGCCCCTGGGCGAGGCAGTCCAAAGCCCAAAGTCCCAGGCCCAAAGTCAAAAGGCAAAACAGCCGCGTTGCGCCCCTGAGCGTTGAGCGTTGAGCGTTGAATGTTTTATTCATACCGCCAGCAGCGCCTGAATGGTCACCGGCGTTCCCGCGCTCGCCGTGTAGGTATCCAGCGTGCTCGAGGCCACCACGTAACAGGCGCTCATTTCCGCTGGATTGGGCATCGCGAACGCGTACGCGCGCCCGGCATCACTCAGAAACGCGAACTTAGGCACCGCGCCCGCGTTCGGCTCCGCCGCCGTCTCGTGAATCTGGATGTAAAGGTCAGCGCCTCCGACCGCGTTCTGGCCCAGCACGGCCGCCAGGCGGCAGAAAATGGTCGAGATCGATCGTTTCTGCACCAGCGTCCCGTCGCCGCTTGCTTGTGTTGGATAACTCGCTCGCATGTTGAATGTTGAATGTTGAGAGTTCCGGCCCTTAGCCCATCGGCTGTTGCCGGGCCATGTCCTGCAGCTCGCCAAACTGCGCCGCGTCCTGCGCCTCCGGGTTCGGGGCCTCGGCTTCCGCGCCCGCCTCGGGCAATTTCTGGCCGTTGATGGATTCCGGCACGATGTAGGCATTTTCCCCCTCGATCCGGCTCACCTTGGCCTCCACCTGCAGATTGACCACGTCGCCCGGTTCCGGGTTGGTCATTTGTTCCTGCTCATCCGGCATCGCCAGCGCGCTGGCCGGCACGCAAAGTTCCCCGGCCGCCATGGCGCCAGCACTTTCGGGCGCCTCGGTCTCGGCCGCCTCATTGAGATCGTTGGGATCGGGCTCCGCCTCGGCGGTACCGGCACTTTTCAAAAAATTCGGGTTCATTTTACGTTTTACTTTTTGTTCGGGAGAAGCGCCGGCCCCGGTGGCCAACGGGGCCGGCGGATGATTGGTCCCGGTTGAAGAGTTATCGGTATCGTCCGCTCACCAGGCCCACGTTGCCCGCCGTCGTCGCATTGATCTCGATCAAGAGCGGCAAACCCGCCTGGCCGGAATAGATCGCGCCCGTCGATGGCCCTACCGAGTTGGTGCTCGCGCCCCAGCGGACGGATCCCGCCGCGGTGGTGACGCAGTGATAGATGATGTCGCCCGGGATCACGGTTCCGATGGGCGCCACGGTCACGACGAGGTTCGTCGAGCCGGTGCTCGTCGTCAGGATGCGCTTCTCGTAGCTGTCATCCGTCACGTGCCGAATGACGATCACGCCGGCGTTGTCCCCGACTCCATTGGTGCTCGCCACCGGAATGGTGACCGTCGAGTTCGAGTAATTCGCGCTCGTGATGTAATCGACCCGGTAAAAGGTCAATTTGCTCGTGGCCAGGTCGCTGCCGGCGTTCACGTATTCCACCACCGGCGCCAGGCCGTTGGCCGAGTTGGCGCTGACGACGGCATACGAGAGCGTGGTGTCCGCGTTCGTCGTGCCGGTCGTAAACCCAAGCTCCGCCCGGGCCCGCAGGCTCTGCGCCGGCAGGTTGAGGGCCGCGACGCAAAGCAGCGCGGCTGTGATTCCCATTTTGAGGAAGTTTTTCATATTTCAGTTTTTCAGCGTTTCAGCGTTTCAGCTTTTTACACAAACGTGCTCTTGGTCCGTAGAATTCCGTAGTGCGGAAACTCTCCGCTCACGTTCGTGATGAACGGTTTGGCGCCGTAAAACGCTTTCCAGGCGATGGAAGTCTTCAAGTTGAGCGGGTCGCTCTTGTCGGCTTGCGCCAGCACAATCACGCGCGGGCTCATCTGGCTGCCGCCGGCGCGTTTGTTCGAGAGTTCCGGCACGCCGAAAGCGTCCGCGCCCAGGTAGATGCTCGAGTACACCAGCCCGTTGCTGTTGTCGTCCACGTCATCGTAAGTCCCATAGGTCTGGTCCTCGATGAAGGTGTTGTCGTGTGGGACGAACACGCCGCCGTCCAGCTCGATCTCGGCGTTCTTATACATGCTGCCGTCCGCCATGCGGGTGGCGGCCGCGATCCAGTCGGTGTCCTGGCGCACGTCGCTGATGATCACCGGCGAAGTGGCCACGACATATTTGCCGCCGATCATCGGCACGCGGGCCGCCTTGAGCTGCGTGATCATGGCGATATGCCGTGCCCGGGTCATTTTGCTGTTGGCCGGCGTCAGCGCGACCAGCGAGGCAAAGTCTGTGGCGGAAACTCCCGTGTTGGGGATGCCGGCGAAACGCTCAGGATAACCCTGTTGCGTCGCGGTCGGGCCGTACTTGTAAGTGGTGCCGCTGTTGAGGATGCCGGCCACCAGCGCGTCGCGGATGACGGTGTCCAGGTCCAGCGCGGCGTCCATGCCCATCGTATCGACGTAGAGCCGGACAGTGTCCAACAGGTCGATCGCCTGCACGATGTCGGTGATGGTCGCTAACGCTCCACGTTGGGAGAGCGGCACGTCCACGTAACCCACGGCCACCTCGGTCAGGTTGATCGGGGTCACGCCTTCGGCTACGGCCGCCACGCCGGCCTTGCTGGCTGCGCGCGGACGGAAGAAGCGGATCGTGGTCCCGATCGCCGGGAAATCTTTCTTGGCGCCGTAGGGAGCCAGGATCAGGTTGAACAGAAGCGCCTTGAGGAGCTTCGGATTGAAATAGGTCTGTGTCCGATTGGCAAAATCGGCGGGATTGGCCGTTGTAACTGCTGCGCCCATATGTTTGTCTCCTTTACCGAACGAAAGATGTAAGCCCGCTTCCGGCTGTCAGCTTTTCAGCGTTTCAGCTTTTTAGCGTTTCACCGCAGGTTCCCGACTTCCTGCGCCTCGCGCTTGAGCTGCTCGAATTGTTCGTCATCGCTCAGGTCGCTAAACGCCCGGGCTGCCGGCAGACGCTGTGCGCCGCCGCCGCCTGGGGAAGTCAAACCCTCCAGCTCCTTCACCTTCGCTCGTAGTTCCGACAGTTCCTTGTCCTTGGCCGCCACACCATTGGCCCGCGTCTCCAGGTCCGCCAGCCGCGCTGCCAGGTAGATGCCCTTGGGATGCGCTTTCAAGTCCGGCTCTTCCTTGAGCAACTGCGCCACGCGCACCTGCAGAGGAGAGTTGGTCTTGGCCAGTTCCGGGAAATCCACGCCCGCCTTGAGCGCCCACTCTTTTCGAGCCGGCTCCTGCGGGTCCTGTTTCGGCCCCTGGGTTTTCCCTGACGGCGCTTTAGGATTATCCCTTAGCTGCTTGGCTTTTTCCCGGGCCAGTTCGGCCAGGTCAAACTTCCCGGCTTCCTCGAACTTTTTGGCCGCGCTCTCGTAGGCCTCGGGGGAGAATTGCTCCTCCTCTTTGGCCTTGGCTTGCTCGTGTTCGGTTTTAACCCGGTCGAATTCCTCGCGCTCGCGCTTGAGGGCTTCTTTCTGGGCATTCAACTCGCTCCACGATTTCTCCTGTCGCTCGACGGCTTTCTGGTACCGTGACTTGGCCTCCTCTTTCGGGGCTTGGGTCTTGGGCTTTTGGCCGTCCGCTAGGACCTCGGTCTTTGGATTTGGATCTGTCTTTTGTTCTGCTGCCGCCCCGGATTCTTTCGGGGCTGCTTGAGCTTGTTGCTCTCCCGTCTGGGCCGCGCGTTGTGCCTCATCAGTCGCGCTCTCCTGGGTCTGTGGCTTGGCTTGCCCCTGGCTGTCCGCAGCCGCATCAGCGGCCATCAGGCGGTCCAGCTCGGCACTGGCCTGGTCGAGCCCCTGGATATCTTCGGGAATGCTTACGCTCATTCTTGCTATGGCGCGTATCGTTCAACCAGTTCGGCGCGCCCGGCCGCCTGGCTGTCAGTTGGCTCGTACTGTGGCTGAGCCATTGCCTCGTCGTGCGCGCGCGACGTTCGCGAAATTGAATCCGAAGTGTTGGCCAGGCTCGCCGCCCATTGCCGGGCCTGGTGCCAGCCGTTGGCGGTCCCGGCGCTGTGGCTCGTGTGGAACTGGTCCGCGCAGGCCTCCTTCGAGACCCCATCCGCCACCGCCTTGAACCGCGCCATGAAACTGATCCCCACCTCGCTTGACAGAAATTGTTCCCACGCCCGCGCATGATCGTCCGACCACGCCGCGTCCGCCTCCGGCAGTCCCGTTCGGCTTTCCCGGGACGGGGACAGAGACGGCTGGACTGGCTCAGAGACGCGGAGTTTTCGAAGCCAGTTGATCAGCCGTCTCATGTAAAGCTCACTTTCCGCCTTTGGCCCGCTTTCCCGCGACAGCTTTTGTCTCCCGTGTCCGGGCATCCGTCGCCGGCAGGATGACGAGTGACGGCTGGCTGCCGGAAGGGGAACCGTGGTTCCCCTGGGCGACCGGCGTTGAGGCTTGAGCGTTGAGAGCGTTGACCCCGAAAGCTTTCGGGGTTGAATGTTTCAGCCGCACCTTCGCCGGAAGTTTCTTGGCGATCAGGTCCTCCGTCCCGAAAGGGACAGGGAAGTCCAGGCCCGTATGAAACGGCCGATGATCCCACACCACGTCCACGCCGCGCCCGTTAAAGCTCACCCGCTCGAGGAAGGCGCCGCTGGGCAGCAGCTTGAGCACGCTGTCCAGGTCCACCGGAATTGTTGTAATGAATTTGCTCATAAAGTTTTTCTAGCTCGGATTCCCTCCCATGGGCCCCGGCGGCGCTGCACCCGGCGGCAGTTGCCCCGGCCCCGGTCCTCCCGGTGGCAGTGCGCCAGCACCCGGCGGTTGC